CCAAATAAATAATGGTAGGTAGACCAATGAGAAAGGTATTCTGTCAAGGGTTCACTCGTGCTGGGTTAAGAGAGGGTAAGAAAATACCTTGTAGAATGAAAGGTTATCCACTATCTGATGGTAAAACTTTTAAATGTAAGTATCATGGCTATCAAAATTTTAATAAATTTAACAAAGCTAACTACACAGATGAAACAAGAATAAAACAACTATCAAAACTAATACAATTTAGGAACTATACTGATGAGCAAATCAAAGAATACTATTACACCAAAACCAAACCAAGAATTATTAACAAAGGAAAGTCTGTCTATCATAGAAGAAAAATTGGTAAACGGAATGACCCTTTCAGAGATACTAGAAGACAAGCAGTATCCGTTCAGCTTGATGAAGTTTTACAACTACTTAAAAAAAAATCCAGAACTAGAAACAAGGATACTTGAAGCTAGAAAACTAGGTGTTCAAACTTTAATTGATAAACTGTTACAAGTATTTAACTATCAAGAAGTTGAATCTCCTAATGAGATCTTATGGATAAGAGAGAAAGCTAAGTTTGTTCAATGGGTTGCGGGAAAGATTACTGATTTATATTCTGATAATAAAACTATTAAGCAAGATATTGATACCAAGATGAGTATTAGTTGGGAAAGTGATGACGATAATTTGATTGATGTATCTGAGGATGTAACAGATATTACACCCCCAGATAATAAAGATTAATCGTGATCGTATTGTTTCATTACAATATTAAAAGTAATATTGTGATGTGCATTGTGACTATCTGCAAGTTCCTCAAGAATATTTTTTAATGATTTAATATTCATACCCTCATCACTTTGATAAGTAGCTAAGACTTGATCTTTCATTCTCTTATCAGTTTTTTCATGGTACTTGCTACCTCTTATTTCTACTTTGTAGTTGTCTATAAACATATTTTCCTTTCTATTTGTTAATTAAAATATGGTGCTAAAAACATCCAAGATAAAACTATATATCCAAGAATTAACCATAACATCTATATTTTTCTTGCTAGATATTGAAACTTAGGATCATGATTAATGTTCCCATGTGTCAATCTTTTTTGGTACAGTTCAACAATATTATTTTCTGCTAATCTCATTAATAGATTTGCTTTGTCTCTAACATCATTGTTGAAGAACCTATCTCTTGCTAAGTATCCCACATGATACTCAAACACTTCTCCCTTATCAGCTAATTTTATTATTGTATCGTAGTTGTTTATTGTCATTTTGTTTTCCTTTTTTTAGTTGTTTGTTTTTGTAATGAATGAAGATACTTTTTTCTGCACTCAATATATTTAAAAGCATTTGTTTTTTTAATGCTTCCAATTCTTGCTTACTCATCTATTTTTTTTGTACATAGTTTAACTACTCCAAGCCACTTATCCAACAGTAATTTCTTAACTGCAGGATCTTGACACAGATCGTGATCTGTTTTTATTGAACTTAATTGGTCCATAAAATATTTAATATCTTTTTCTTTTTGTTCTCGTTGTTGTTTCTTAATTGCTTCATGTCTTTTTGCTTTGTTCTTAGTTCTTACTAAATCTAATGCGTCAAAATCTATTGCCATTATTCCTCACTTTCTGTGTTAAATTCTTTTTTTATATAACAAGGTGAACATAATAATTGATTATCAAATGTTTCAATTAACTCGCTTTCATTTTCTAACCAATCACAATTATCACAAGGTATTTGATTTTCCATTATTCCTCGCTTTCTATATTGTTATTATTAAAACTATCATTAAAAATAAAACTACTACGCAACTATAGAAATTTATATCTGTCATTTTGTCTCACTTTCTAATTTTTTAATAGCTTCTTTTTTTGTTTTAAACCAATACGCAAAGTCATTTTTTACATTTAAACAATTATAACCATATAAAACAAAGCCATATTTTTTATTAAATTGATGTAAATAATTATCTTCATATTTAATTATGCAATATTTATTATAATCTATTACATTTTTTATCTTATAAAATTTATTCATTTATTACTCGCTTTCTTTTGTTGTTGTTTATATTCTCGTAATGTTTTCGCATTGCTTAAATGTAATAAATTAATTTGATAAAAATAAGGGTTCATATCGTCACACTTCCAACCCTTTTTTTTGCTTAACTTATTAACAAACTTAATAAAATTATCCTTCCAGTTATCTCCCATTATTGAACCCTCTCAATTAAGTTGTTTTTAATTGTAATTTTTGCGAACCATTTACGATCTGGATCACAACCAATCACAACCCCGTTTGAAGTGTACTCATCTTTAAAAATATTGGTTTCGGAATAGTCTAGCTCCGATCCTATATTGTTTTTAAGTTCCTTTTTTGTTTTATAGATAATTGTATTGTCATATTTCCCTCTTGTTATTGTTTATTTAAGATCAACTACAAACCCCGAATTGTCTCGGTCTAGTTTACCTTTACTATTTAAAGTTAATTTCTCTTTTAAACCGACTACAACATTTTTATCATCTAAAAATCGTAAGTCATGCTCATCACCATTTATAACTTTAAAACCTTTGTATGTTTTTGGCAGCTCTTTACGAAATACAACTGCAACATTGCCACCTGCTTTTAATACTTGAGTTGTTTGAAAGTCGTTAGCCTCATTCCTTGAGAATGTTAAATGATAATTAGCCGGCAATTTACCTTTTAAATATTTAATCATTCTATTAAAATGTTTTGAATAATCGTAAAATTGCACATTTGGAAATAATTCCATAATTTTATGATTTTCCCACATAATATCGCTAGTAGTATTTAATCTAATTACCGGTTTTAATTCGTGCTTTTTACAATTAATTTCATGATTTCTTATTTCTTTAGTGATCATATATAAAAATTTTGCTCTATCTTTAAAATACAATTGAGTTCTATTAACTCGACCTAGTGTTTTTTGAGGCATAAAAACGGGGTTTCCTGCTTCATGTAAACAAGCCTCTCGACAACCTTTTGAAGCACTCGCACAAGTATTAAAACCAGATATTGAAGCAGGTGCAAGATTTAAACGCTTGATCCAATATTTTTTAAGGCTCTCAATCTTTAAGTTTTTATCTGTCTTTGGGTTGCCATTGGTAAACATTAATTTTGTTAGATCTTGATATGTTGGTTGTGTTTTTGCTATCATTTTTTATTCCTTTGTTTTTTTTTATTGTAATAATATTTATTGTTTTTATAGTAAATGCGTTATTCGGTCGCATAAAATTTCTTAAAATGATTCTCTCTTATTTTTTTTATTTTAGATAAAATTAATGTTATAAATTTATCAAAACCATATTCACTAGTTAAATCATGATAAGTTTTATAATATAAAAGTTTATGTTCATATATTTCATTAACCCAATCAACCTCCTTCCAGCATAATTCTTTAGCTATTCTGTCGGATAATTGTTCAATTTTTTTGTTCATTGTTTCCTTTTGTTTTTTTCTATTGTTATAATTTAACTTGTTTTGTTTTTATATTGTCTAAATTGTCGCATCAATCTCTAAACAATCTAAACCCAATTAAAGCGAATATTATTGTAATATAAAATAATTCATATAACATCTGTTCCATAATCAACCCCAAGTTGCGTTTTGATATTCTATTGACTTAGTAACTAGATCGCTTGAATAGTTGTTAGCGATACTGTCAATAGTTTTATATAAATCTGTCTTGTTAGCGTTACCCTCACAAGATTGATATAGAAAACAATTTAATGATTTTAATAATTGATAATCATTATGACCTAGCTGCATTGAGAACCAAACAGCTTTTGATCTGTCAACATCAAAAAACATATTCGCAGCGTCTTCATATCTACCTTTTAAAGATAATCTATTTAACTCTAATAATTGATCAAATACAATTCCAGCGTTTTTTTTGTATTGTTCTTTTAACTTGTCTATTTGTTTATATCTTGAACCATAAGAACCAGCTTTTGAAATTGCTTTCATAACTCGACCTATTGTTTCATAATCAACTTGATATGCACTCATTTTTATTTCCTTTGTTTCGTTTGTTTCGTTTAATTTAATCTATTGGTTTATTAATGGAACATGACAAAACGTCACATCTAGATTAGAATTGTTCTAATGTTTAAGAAGATTAGAGAAGATTGAAGATGATTAAATATAGTTAAAGAAGATTAAAACAATGCTATTCTTATATTGACGCGTCAGTTTCCATACTCACGTCATAAGTATCGGATAGGTAAGTAGTATTGACCTATTTATTTAAAGGTTTTTTGTTTTACTATTGATAGTGTTTAATTATCACTAGTAATAATTTATTAAATAACAGACAGAAAAAACATTTTTTGAAATATATAAAGGGGGTACCACCCAGAGTTGCGTGTGCGATATACATATCATTATACATGGGATTTGATAACAGACACACAGACATAGCCATACCCACAAACAACCCTGCACCTATTTATTCAACCTTATGCGATATTTTATTTTTTACTTTAAAACCATTCTAAATTAGCTAGATGTAGTATATGGATTACCTTAATACCGAAGATCTAGATTGTATTGCTTATATTGATAAGAAAACAAATAATGTTATTATTAGATTTGTTGGTTTACCTAATGCGAAAGCAGCAGAGCTGTTTACTGATTATGTAATGATGACACTAGGTGTAGAGTATAATCCATTAAGCAGTATTGAAAGATCAAAGATGATACACTAATGAATATCAAAATCCCTTATACTCCGAGAAAACATCAATCTTATTTACATCAACAGATCAATAGATACAGATGGAGTGTTCTCGTGTGCCACAGAAGGTTTGGCAAAACAGTATGTATGATCAACCATTTGATTAGATCAGCATTGATGAGCAAGTTGAAGAATCCTAGATTTGCATATATCGCACCAACCTTTAAACAAGCAAAGTCTATTGCGTGGGATTACATGAAGCAGTTCACAGCAAAGATACCAAACACTAAGTTTAACGAAACAGAGCTAAGAGTAGACTTACCTAATGGTTCTAGAATAACATTACTTGGTGCAGAAAACTCAGATGGGTTAAGAGGTATATACCTAGATGGGTGTGTCATAGATGAGTACGCCAACATTGATGGTAAACTATTTGCAGAAATCATTAGACCAGCTCTATCAGACAGAAAAGGATACTGCGTCTTTATTGGTACACCTGCTGGAATGAATAATAATTTTTATGATCTATACCAACACGCCAATGGTGCAGAAGATTGGTTTAACTACAAAGCTAAAGCAAGTGATACTAAGATTGTAGATCCAGAAGAATTAGAGAAAGCAAAAGAAGTTATGGGTGAGAAGAAGTACCTGCAAGAATTTGAGTGTGATTGGATAGCAAACATAGAAGGTGCTATATACGGAGAAGAGATCGCCAAGATTGAAGATAAGAACCAGATAGCTAGAGTTCCCTACGATCCTACTTTGCCTGTCTCAACTGCCTGGGATCTCGGTGTCGCAGACCACAGTAGTATTATATTCTTTCAACAAAAAGGAACAGCAATACAGATAATAGATTATCATGAAGAAAGAGGTCATGGATTACCACACTACATCCAGATGCTAGAAGAAAAACCCTACATATACAAGGATCACTTTGCTCCACACGATATTGATGTGCAAGAGTTTGGCAATGGA